TTATTAGCAGTTGAAAGAGAGAATGAAAGATTAAAGAAAGAATTATCAGAACACAAAAAAGGCCCTCATATACATACAATTCAAGGTAAGCCACATAACTCTGATGCAACAGTTATGGTAACAGGTTTAGATTCTGATTTGGAATGTGAAGCTTGTAGTGCTTAGGTAAAAAAATTACCTATAGAATATCTAAAAGAACCGTTTCCAGCCCATTGTAAAGGAGCATGAAAAACATCAGATGAAAAAAATATTGCTCTATTTTGCACAAAACCTACGTGCATGCTTAATTGAGTATCTCTGTAAAAACCTGTGCCATTATTAACGGACTCTTCTCCGTACATATAAATTAAACATTGATGTGTACAGCCACTTTGCCAATCTGTATGAAGGCGAGGTTTGTCAGCTGCTCCCACCATTGTATATGTAGTTTCTAAAAAATCTGATATTTCAAAGTTAAAATTTTCTTTTATAAGATCTTTTATTTTATTTTGAATAGGAGCGTTGTGAGGCACATTAAAAGTATGCCAATAACAACCCTCTAATTGTTTTCTTCTTTCTTCTTTTGGTGGTGCATATTCTAATGAAATCATTTCCTGTACTAATTGCTGATGAAAATCAGCAGGAAAAAAATTATCTTTTACAAAAACTTTTGACACTAATATCGTATATAATTTTTTTATTATTCAGGTGTTTCGCCCAACATGTCTGCTAAAGAAGGAGCAAATACTTTTACATCTCTTCTTATTTTCTCAGCTGTTGTAGATGTTCCTGGATTATCAACATCAGCTTGAGCTGCGGCTTCTGATTCATATTCAGCACCCGTGTCCACATGAGTAATTGTAGTTTCAGTTTTTACTTTATAGTGTGGAATTTTTCTTCCATCTTCTGTTGTAATGTGTCCTAGTAATTCAGCAGGTTCAACTATCGGCATCTTCTTTTCTCCAATTTATGTTAAAACTAATAATAACTCTGTCTTCATTAGAATTATTTGTTTGTACTTCATGTTGTAACCATGAAGGGAAAAAAATCAAGGAATTTTCAACAGGTTCCCATTGTACGCTGTGAGCAAGGTGTATAGAGGCTTTTTTTGTTTTTGGGGGTGATAGTACCTCTGACTGTGGTTTAGGCTCTAGAAACACAATATTTCCGCATTTTTTAGGAGCTTTTAAATAAAATACGCCCGATAAATAGTTACATGGGTGTGTATGTACGTTGTTTCGTGATCCTGGTGGATTTATTATACCCCACATACCAGTTAGTTCAGGATTAAAATTATCTTTAACATCCATGTGATTAAAACAATCTTTTGCATATTTAAGAATATCGCCAACTAATGGTTTAAATTTTTTAATATTATTAATTTCATCATGTGAATGCCAACCACCGACATTGGACCGCGGCATGCCTATTTCATCTTTTTCTCGTAGTTGATAGATGCTATCAATTAGATGTTCATGGCTTTTTAATTCTAGTATAAATACGGGAGTAATAAATAGAGAATGTAAGTTAATCAGAGTTGTCCTTTCGTGACCTCCATAAAACTAGCTATAATGTGCACCTGATTGGCAGCATTAGCTTGAACTTTAAGAATATCACTTTCTTGCAGAACTAAAGGTTGTGTCAATAATTCTGTTGTTGTGTTTGTAGCAACACTCTTTGCTTTAAATAATTCAAAGGTTGCAGCGCCTCGGAGAACTTCAACATCAACTAAAGTTGTTGAACCAGAGTCATTGCAAATTAAAAGAGATTTTACTACGTCCGTAGTAGGCATGACTGGTGGCGTTGCACCAGGATTAGCCGTTGGAACTGTTAAAACAGTTGTTAAATCTGTTGTGGTAATATCTACCATTGCGCTTTTAAAAGTATTAGCCAAAGAAAAAAGCCTCCGACTGTGATTCTTCTTTTAAATCTTGTTGGTAGTTTGTGTTAAGTAAAAGAATAATTTGATCTAATAATGCAACCATTTGATCAAACTGATTGGAACTGTATTCTGGCGTTGCATTTGGTAATCGTGTTATTGTTATTTTAGCCATTATCTTCTTCCATCTGGTCTTAGTTGTAACTTGGTAGATCCAAGTCTCCAAGCTGTGTCATTAACTGTGTTAGTTTCATATTTAATTTTAACCGCTCTACCTCTACCTCTTACATCAATTTTTTCTGTTGTACTAGAAATAGTTCCTGATGTAGACACAGTATCGGAAGATTGTGGATATTGTTCTAACGTTAATGTAGCTGTCATTGTATTTGCAAGATTATCAAAATCAGGCACTAATTTACTCACTGACATTAATTCATTACCATCTCCAATTTCAACAGAACCTGTTGTTAAAAAAGCAGAAATAGCTGTGCCATCTGCTTGATTATTACCAGATTCATGTTCATAGATATAAGACGCTCCTGCTGTTAAACCTAGTATAGTTGAAACATTTGCTGTTAAACTTGCACTATATTCTGTTGCGATAGGTTGTTCGTACACATAAGCACCAAGCCATGTTGTTCTTCCAAGATTAACCGTGTACCAAGTGTTTTCTAAATAATTGTAAGCAACTCCTCTATCTATCGCAGTGGCACTTGCTGAAGGATAGTACCAAATTATTTCATTAAAAGCTGTGTTTATACCACAGGCAATATCATTTCTATTTGTGTAGCTAAGATCATCAAATACATAGTCTTGAACGGAACATGGCATTTTTTTGACAACACCATCGTACATGTAAAAAGAATTATCAGACATCCAATACGCTCTACCATTTACTTCAATAGAAGCGTGCTGTGCTATCAACCCACAGTTAGCGCCAAGTTGTCTAAGACCAAACGTAAAGGGCGTGCCAACAAATTGAATACCGTGAAGTGATGTATCCGTCCAAACAAGTATTTGACCTGATGATTTAACAGCACCTACTATTCTAGAACCATCAGATATTCTAAGTGAACCAGCTTCGTTTGTTGCTACTGGTGTATACTCTGTAGCATCCTCTCGATCAGAAAATCTAAATAATAAATCATCTTGAGATGTTGGTGTACCAATAGTAGTTTCTGTACCAAAAATCATTAAGTGTCTTGTATCTGTTGACACCAAACTAAATCTTGATGCGGTAGGAGCGTTTGATAAAGCTGTTGCTCTTGCGTCTATTGCACCAGAAATATCTTTTATAAATGTTTTTCCATTTAAAACAGTAGCGATTAAATCCTCACCAAAATTATCTAAAGACCAATTTCTTGCATCTACAACAACAGTTGAGGAAGATCTTGGTGTATTCCAAGTGCTAGTGCTCCATGTACCTGCACCCCATCCATATCCAAAAGCTGAAGCAGTCTCGCCTATATTAATTTGATAGTTAGCATTACCCGATCCACCTCCGCCAGAAGTAGATCCAGAAGCTGCGCTTGTATGTGTAACTTTGTAAGTATTAGCGTCAACATAAGTTGTAACTTCAAACTCGTTATTCATGTCTAAACCATCTATTGCAGAGAATGAATCAAAAGTAACAAAGTCTCCTTCAATAGCACCGTGGTCTGCGTCAGTTACTGTCACTGTTGTTGTCCCATTTGTAGTAAAAGGATTGGTTAATGATGCTGTTTCTCTTATAGGTGTTATATCGTAGACCTTACTTGCAGAGTATAAATAAAGTTTTCTATCAGTACCTAAAGCAAGGTATCTGGTTCCATCTAGACCAATCCAGCTATGCGTATCACGGACCACGCCCACAATAGTTTTGTTAGGATTTGGTAGATATGACCAACCTTTCCATCTTTCAGGTTTTCCGTAGTGAAATCTTACAAAGTCAGAGTCAACATATTTACGTTGATCTCCTGCTGAATAAGCGGTGTCTTGTTTATCTATACCTGGTTGGAATTTTAAATCGACTAATTTCATGTCGGAGTATACTAAATTATTTATTGTTTTGTGGCAAGAATTGAGTGGCTACGTTGCCTTTAAACGAGTAATTACCATAGTGAGTCATACCACTCACAATATCTGCATATATTTTACCACCTATTTTCTGCCATAAACGACAAAATGCATAATCTTCAGATAAATATCTTTTGGTATCTGGCTCTATCATCGTGTCAAAAAAAGTATAATTCCACTTGGATGTGTCATGATAACTAAAAGTTTTGTCATGTGGAGCACCAATGTGTTGATCTGGTATAAATTTTAACTCAGGATAAGCTAAAGCCATTTTTTTAAAAACGTTTCTTTTTATTAACATAAAGCCTGTGGCGCCATCTAATACCTCAATAAAACCTTTTTTAGATAAAACTTTTTTAGGGTCTTTAACATTTAGATTGTACTGCAATGAAGCTGCATGTAATTCATCTTCTGATATGTTTGGATTTTCTTGTGCTCTACTTTTAACTTTTCTCCAATCAATTGTTTTACGAGGATACACACCTGTTACTACATCCTCATCTAAATCTAACATACGAAATACTGATTCAGGATTAAAAGCGATGTCTGCGTCAATAAATAAAAGATGAGTGTATTGTTCTTCATCCATAAACAACTGAACCAAAGTATTACGGGCTCTTGTAATTAATGACTCATTACCAATTGTGCCAAATTGTAA